CTTGCACAAATCAAAGCCGCGTTGAAGAAAGTGGCTTGACTTTCTATAAAATAGGTCTATACTGTTTTCACAATGAACGAACAACTTGACCCACAGAACTCCGAACATGAACTCGCTCACGTCTCCTCTGAGGAAATGTGCGACGCCAATGATTCCCGTATGTATCCCGGCGAAGAGAATGAGGCCGGTTGGCCCGGTGACGGTTCCGGTATGGATGACCTCGCCGACTACAATCAGAACGAGGCGATGGATTATGCCAACGAATAAACTACCCGACTACGACCATATATATGACAGTGGAAATCGTTAACGAAATTGACTGGTCAATGCATTATCAAGGTGGAAAGTGTCCTGATTGCGGTGAGGAAATCCCTAAACACGTCAAGGTCCGAGTTTAAGATTTATGAAAGCAACCATTACCCTACAACCGGCCGAGGTTTACGAAATTATCCGCAACCATCTCATGGCAAACACGGATCTGCGGATTCAGGCGGCGGTCGCCCAAGTGTCATGTGAACGGGACGAGCTACCGACCTTCGAGGGGATCTCGTGTGTGGTTGAACTTCCTTTAAGGAAAATTGGATGAGAACACTGGAACGAAACATTAGGCCCATATCCTTCATAATTTTCATGACGTGCCTCGGGTACGCATTCAATATGCCCATGGGATTCTTTGTGACGGCCGTAGGCATCATTGCATTTAGCACGTTCGCTGATTGATATGAAACTAACTGAACCATCAGACCAAGACATTGACTTTCAGGAACAGAAGATCAACGACGAGGCACTGATTAACTTCGCAAAGGCCGTAATCGTGGCGTGTGAGATTGTTGCGATTGTCGGTGGTATTGTCATGTGGATTTCAATAACCCATTGAAGGCGGAACTGCATAACCTGATTGACCGGGTTAACAAGCTGGATTATGCGGCGTATGATAAGTTGGAAGCGGCTCGTACCAATCTCCGATGTGTGTATAAGCGGATCAACGAGTTGAAGAACAAGTCTCGTAAAGAAAAGGCTTGAATTCTGTTAAAATAAGTCCATACTTATCCCACATGAAAAACAACACTGTGACGGTGGTGATGGAATTCAAGACTCAGGCCCGCGGTTCTGAGAAGGTGGTTGTGAAGGGCGTCGTCCGTTCGGATGCCGCCATCAACGCGGTCATGGAGATGGAAGCCCGTAAGCGCAATGCCACGCCGGTTTCGATTTTCTTCTTTTAATTCCTTGACGCATGATAATAACCAGATACACTGTCCCCACAATGAAAGACGTACAGAAACCCAAACGTCATATCGCTGAACAGTTCAACTTTGACTTCATCGGACCAACTACAGTTGACCTCTCACCGGAAGCAGTCCAGAAACGTCGGGAAGAAGCCCAACGTGAGGCGGTGAGGAAGGCAGCGAACTGGTCGCCCGAAAGTCATTGACTTTCTATATCTCCCAGATACACTATCCCACATGAAGAAACAAACCATCACTGACCTCACCTTCGTTAAGAAACCTTCTCCGCCGCCCGTGGGGATTGTATTGACCGCCGCCCTCCAGGACGAAATTCCACCCAATCCTAATGCTGCAAGTCGACCGGAGTTCGGCGTCATTGACGGTGGCACCATCGGTGGCACCATTATAGCTAACACGAAGACTGGATATGACATGTACCTAGAAAACGCAGACTCCATCACTCGTGTAGCCAGGCTGGTCAAATATGACCGACTGGGAGACTTCGGGCAAGACGTCATCATAGTGGATGGGGTTCTTTTCCTTGGTCGGTGGAACGACGGGGTTGTGGTGAAACAACGATAATAACAGAAAGTCAAGTCTTCACGGGAGGCTTGACTTTCTATAAATCTAAGGTATTCTCTACCCATGTTACAGATATCCCTCCTCGACTCCAAACTCGTCAAATTCACCACCTCCGAACTCAAATTCCTCGGATTCTTCGCGGCCGGTTCCGAAGTTATGGTCGAGGATGGTAAGTGGTGGTGTGAGGATCTCAACGTCGAGATTCTCAAGACCAAAGACGCGACCGTCGTGGTTAGGTATCTCTCCGACAGTGGGTTATCTGTGATGTATGAGGGAACCGACGGAGATCTCACCGATGTAATCCATCACTGTGTTCACACACTTCACTTCTTCGACGTTCCTACCGACGAGGAGGCCACGGAACAACTTGACGCGGTGTATAACGTGTTCCGTGACGTGAAGGTTCCGGCCCCTCACTACATTGTAACCGGTAAATAATATACCGACGAAGGCTTGACTTTCTATAAAATACGTCTATACTGTTCCCACAATGAACACCGAAAACAACTACACCATCGCCATCTCCGATAAAATTCAGAACGACATCCTCGCCTGTGTGGATGGATTCATGGAGACTATGGACGGGCCACCGAACATGGACCTGGACGCGATGCGGTCAGCTCTCTGTCAGATTATCGTTGACAACCGCAAGAATAGCCTTTAAGACAATCCTCTCCAAGAGGCTTGACATTCTATAAATAAGCGGTATTCTCTCACCATGACTGCAAGAGAACGTCGGTTAAATTGGATGGAACGGCGGCAGATTAAGAAACAGCTGGCCGCCAAGCACGTGGACGTCGATGAACCGTTTTACATCGTAAGCGACTATGGTTACGAGGATTGTGGGTATCAAGGACCGTATACCTACAATGAAGTCTGTAAGGAATGGAAAGCACTCCGCGGCCGGGACGCCGATTATTATGACTTCGTCGCTCGTGATGGAATGCACTACATCACCCAGGAGAGCTGGAAACTGAAGCAGATAGATGACCGTAGCCGAAGTGAATGGCGATGAAGGCTTGACTTCCTGCAATTACTCTATAATATCTCCCACATGAACTGTGAACTTGACTCCGCCACCCTCACGAAGATGGGATTCACCAAGACTCCTTCGCTGGTCAAATCAGACAAGGACGCTCCCGGCGTGATCAGCCCATCCATCGGTTCACTCCTACTCTGCTACCACAAGGTCTATGGCTTGACCCTCGGTTACTGGGCCGGCCACGAAGCTGCCTTCATCCTCCCCCACGTCAAGGGATATAACTGGGCCACCCATTGGAAATACCACGGTTGATCGTAGGTAGGGCTTGACATTGTATAAGATAACCAGATACACTGTTCCCACAATGAAGCACGAGCTGAACAAGGAACTGTACAAGATAAAGAGCCGGATCAAACACATCCGGTCATTCACATCCTACGGCCAGACCCTGAGCGGTTCATACGTCAAAGACCAGATTGAAATCAGTAAGCTAACGGCCCGCATGAAAGAAATTCTTTCCTTATTGAAGGCTTGACATTCTATAACAACCAGATACACTGTTCCCACATTGACCACCCTACCCACACCCCACCCGCTACCTGTCGAAATGCAGGGTTCCCACCCCAGTAAGGGGGGGTGGGACCGTCATTTTGACGGGGGTCCTTCTGAATAGGGGAGTACCCCCCTATGTAGGGTCGCCGAGGTTGGCGCAACACACACGGCAAAAATTTCGCTGGGCATTTTCTTTCGGCAAAAGCGTGTTTTCCTCGTTTTCCCTACCTGTGTTTTCATTCATTTGGTCGGTTTCTCGAAAAAACACCGGGGAAAAAATTTTCTTGGGGAAAAATCAGTGGTTATTATTATTGCTATTGATAGTGTCTTGTTGGGTTATAACTCCGCTGGGAGATACGATCATCGATATATTGATGAATTCTGCAGGCAATGGTTCCTTATAGTCTACGTTCAGTATTCTTGTTACGGGGTCATAGGAGGAGGAAACTTCGGTGGCACCCCAATTGGTAATGATTTTAGTCACTGATGATGAGAGTCTTTCAATTTCGTCTGGTTGAAGGGCACGTCCGATATATGGCATGATTGTGGTTGGTGGTAGGTTCATATACGGCTGTATCATATATGAGGTAAGTTTTATTGTCTATATCCTATATTCACGGTTTATCGGTTGCAGCGTATATGTTTGACCGCCGGCGTTTCATGGCGTCGGGAGCAGGGCGTGTTATAAGAAAAATGACGGATGTGATTTTCCCAAGTGTTTTATGGAGTCCATCTCTAATTATAATGTGATATACATTCTATGAAACGACCTTACGACTCTTTGACTCCGGTTCTAATGAAAGGACTTCTATTGGAATCTCCGGATACTCTTATTATTAGAGATCCTTCGGACCCAACGGGGAAAAAGAGACGATATGTTAGTTACCTCAGCCAAGGTGCGACGGCATGCACCGCCATTATTTATGATGATCCGTTGGAAAACACCGCGGATAATTTCATGGGCATGGTCAAAAATGGCGAGACATTTCCCATCGTTGAATTATGGGATCCGGTCAAAAATGACACTGCACGGGCATCATTGGAATGGTTTTCGGGAATGTATGAGGACGGTCAGGTAGGCCACCGTAATTTGGAAGAGGCAATTGACCGTGCTCTGATAAAAATATATGGTCGTGAAAATAGCGTCGATCACTTCGACGGCGAGGGAATAAGAGTTCGTATATTTAACGTCGATAGTCTCTACTATTTTACGTTTTGGACCGCGACTCGTGATAGATACGCTAAGTATTTTCCCGTGTTTTTGAAGATTGTCAAAGCAGCTGGTATGGATCCAACCAAGATGCTATGGGAATGCAATACGGGCGATCTTGAGATGGAATATGAAGATCGACTCAAAAACATGACTTGGGAAGAAATCCAATCATTTGCTAAACCAGAGAAACCTCAAGATACGGGTGCCGCAACGTCGGTTGGGGAAGTGCCTGCTGTAACGGGCGCTCCGCCGGAAGAAATCAAGGCAGTGGAATCCGAACTCAAGAAGAAGATTAAAGAACTTCAAGCTAAACAGTCTGAATTGGAGGCAGACAGTCACGTTAAAGGTGCTACATGGTCGGAATCTGATAGAAATCGGTATAAATTGACCATGTTGAATCTTGACGCGGAGATTAAAGCCTTGGTTGCAGCGGATAAGGCAGGAGAAACCGACGTATCGAAGGTCATAATTAAGACCATCGATAGCCTCGAAGGTCAGAACGGTGACGTCGTGCCGGCGGATATTCTATATGCTGAGCTGGAGCGTAAGTTATCCAAGTATGGAACCTCAGCGGTCGCTATTATTAGAAATCTTAGGGACCGGGGTATTGACATAAAGAAGGCCCTCCGTGAGATTCAATCCAAACACGGCAACAACATGTCTTCTACACAACTAATGGAATCGTTGGGTGGTTATTTAAAAGAATCCGAGTCGTCCGTGGAGGTTTTCAGCGGCAACGTCATCGATAAGGTGAGTCACATGAATTCGGTGGATGATTTCCTAAAATTATTCATCGGCCATAAATTGGAGACATTGATGGATAAGTTGAGTTTGTCACGACTTTACGTGATGAACAAATTCGACGGTATGTTAGGTGATGATCCACAACAAAAAATGGTGATGTTGTTGGATTGTTCGTTAGCATTTATCAATTTTAGACAATTGGATCCGCTTAGGAAACACGTCGACACTGTTGATGCTGAAGAACGGAAGAATCCTAAGTATCAAAAACACCACGCCGAAAAGATGGCGCTGTTAAGGTCAAAATTCGCGGCTCAACGAGCCGGTGACGAATCTCTCGCTAGAAAACTGTCTGCAAAATACATGGATATGGAGGATTTTCCTACCTCATATCAAAAAAACATGAAAGATATGGATGCGAAACGTGAACTTATCTGGTCGACCCCACTATCCGAAGCAGAAGTTTTGCCACAGCCAACGGATTCTACCAATGATAAGAAGCGATATCAGGAAGCCCAACGGGCATTTGAGAAATTAAAACGCGGAACAGAATAACTCGTCTATTTATTAAACATATGCAACTGAAACGTGAATATCTTAAGCAAATCATCAAGTCAATTATCCGAGAATCAATTGAAAGCGAACCAGTATACGTAGAATATAAGTCTCAGATGAGAGACGAAGTGCCATTTACGATGGACGGCAAAAAGTTTGAGTATGTATGGGCAAAATACCCAGGTGGCAAGACGGATATCGGTGTATATGCCTTCTCGGGTGACGTTGTATATAGTTACAAACAGTTCCGTAAGATGTTTAATATCAACGAAAATGAACCCGCAGGCGGCAAAAATAAAATCAGAACGTATTACCAAGTGGATACCTACGATCTCTCGCGGACAAGTCGTGACCCAGATGCAGAACGTGAGGATGTATACCAGGTCAAAAAGATAACCTCCGACGTTCAAGGGGATGAATATGACGAAGTTGTAGTCGGTGAGTATGAAACCAGAGAAGAAGCTGAACGTGTGTGTTATAAGGCCAATCTCTCAATTGGAAGAGTCCCCAAGTCACCGACGGTTCCGGTAACTCCGACGCAGCCCGTGGCCAAGCTCTCGGAAACCGAAAATAAAATCAGAACGTATTACCAAGTGGATACTTATGACCTCTCACGGACGAGCCGGGATCCTGATGCAGAACGTGAGGATGTATATCAAGTTAAAAAAATAACGTCCGATGTCCAGGGAGACGAATACGAGGAAGTCGTGGTTGGTGAATATGAAACCAGAGAAGAAGCTGAACGTGTGTGTAACGCAGCAAACATCTCCATCGGTAGAGTTCCAAAAGTAAAATCTCCCCAAGTAGCTCCAGCAGCCGCACAACTTTCGGAGAACTATAAAGAAACTTTTAGCAAGAGAATATCAGGAACCGTTGGAGTCGATGGTGCGGAATATGATTATTCCGCCGTGGTGACTGTCAATGTTGTAACCACACGACAAGCTCATGGTGAAGACTATTCCGAGATTGATACAGAGGGAGCTGATATACAAATCGAAGCAATTGTTCCGGAACCAGATAAGATGGTTGCTTCCAAGGTAGACGAGGCAATTTATGACGACGTCCACGGTAGAAATATGTGGGATTTTGTAAATGAATCGGATATGGTAAAGGAAACAACTGATACAAATCCCGTCAAAGCCGCGAAAGACTGGATTCTCGATTGCGCGGTTAATCCAGAAGACGAGGAGAATATAACGCACTGGCTATCTACCGCAACGGATGAACAAGTTAAAAAATACGTCAATCGGACATTTGATGGTGGTTGGAATGGGTTTCTTAATACGCTCTGAATTGAACTTGACTTTCTATTTATAGGTGTTAGGATTGGATTGTTCTTTGAATACTATTGGGGCCATACTGGTTTCGAGGCGGTGTAAACGAAATCTAAGGCACGTAGAGGATGATGGTCGGCCTCTTAAAAAAACTATCAAAAAATAAACGCTAATAACGTAATCGCATACGACTTCACACCAGAAGGTGTCGAGGCCGAATACGCCGTAGCCTAATTAGGCTGCCCGTGATACAGATTGACGCACGATATTTCTGTATCACGTTATATATCGAGCTAGACAAACCATTTGATTTGGTTGGTATGTCGAAATAACTCAAATCTAAGGAAACGGAACTTTCGAGTTTTAGTATCAGTTTCACGAAAAAACAAAAACTATAAACGTGTAGTCTTGGGTTGAGTAAATATCGTCCACGCGGGTTCAACTCCCGCTGGCTCCACCCGTAAAGTTACCTGTGATGAACTATAAGTTATCCGTCATATATCATATACGGATATTCACGCGAAACAGTAAGTTATTAAGATTAACCGAATTACCGTGATAGACCGCTACCTTGAATGTGTAGCTTTGTATTGGACGAGAATTCCCTTGGTCAAAACACTTTATTTTCCAAACAAAGATCTTCCAATTCCATCTCGGAAAAAAATCAGTCGGTGTTTATATTCCCCATATAACAAAGACCCTGTGAGAAATCTTTTAGTTATTCTGATTATACATACCGTGTGATAATAGATATGTATGACCCGTTGAACAAATCCATGTTGTTGTGAAGTGTTCATAGTTAATATAAATATACAAATATCATGAGTAAACATAAAAAACCCAATAGTAAATTTTTCAAATGTTCGTGTTACTCACATGTACTTGAGGTGGAACATGATACGGAGATAAAATCATATAACCTTGCTATTTGGCATTACGGTCACAATGGAGATGCCCCGCTTTCTTTCAGAGAACGTCTTCGTTGGGCCTGGAAATTACTTACAACGGGTAGTTTATGGGCCGACTCGATTATGCTTTCGTATGAGAGCAAGGACGAACTCATTGAATTCCTGAAAAAGGAAGGTGAGGAAGTGACGACGGAAAAACACATATTACATGGGTGATTTTTATCTCAGTTTATTGAACGTAGTCTGTGTTTGTTGATACTTATTAAGAGTTACTATGGCACTAACCCATAAACCTCTTATTCTACCATCGGACGATGGGAAGCTTAAAGCGTTCATATTAAACCAAAAGGTAAAGTTGATGGAACAAGTTATAGATTCCATTGAATATGCATTGGAAAACCGATTGGATATTATAGAGGTCTTCTCCTTCGCTGGTTCGGATTTCACAGTCACACTTAACCGAGAATGTTTTTTGGAAAACGTGGAGAACATTTATAAATTCTACGTGGCGGGTGAAAAATACGAACTCTGTAATAGGGTCAAGCGAATCAATCTTAGGCTACTGAAAAAAATATGAAAAACAAATCACGCAGTAGGAAAGCAGACACAAGTCCAGTGATACCTCAGAAAAGCAAGATAAAGACTGGGTTGACAATACTGGAAAAACAAGTTCTGACTGATAAACAAAAGGAATTCTTGTCGTTGGCCGAAAATAGAGATGTGAAGATGATTTTCGTCTCCGGCCCAGCAGGAACATCCAAGACATATCTGTCGGTACTGGCGTCACTTCGACTCATGAATGAACGTAGAGTCAGTGACCTTCTTTATATCAGAAGCGCAGTCGAAAGCAGCGACAGTAGACTGGGTTATTTGCCAGGAGAGAGCGGAGATAAAATGGCACCATATCTCGCTCCGTTGTTGGACAAATTGGATGAATTGTTACCTCGATGTGAGACAAATCAACTTCAATTGGAAGGTAGAATTTCAACCGTTCCCGTAGGGTTCCTCCGTGGGTTGAATTGGAACGCCAAGTCAATCGTAGCAGACGAGGCACAGAACATGACTCATAAAGAACTCCTCACTTTGATAACAAGAACGGGGGAATTCAGTAAAATCTTCGTATTGGGTGACATTGACCAAACCGACATAGGTGCAAAAAGTGGATTCAAGAAAATGTTTGATACGTTCAATGACACCGACAGTAGAGAGAACGGAATCTACACTTTTGAGTTCACTGAAGATGATATTGTCAGATCAAAATTGGTCAAGTTCATTATCAAGAAAATAAAAAACCTATCCAAAACTGGTTAAGATTTCGTACTTATGGGTATAAGAAGCGATGCCAAATAACCAGCTCCATACTTTAACGACGCATACGTCTCTGGATTCCAGAGATTTGTTGGTCGTTGTAGATAGAAGTGAATTAACCACTCATAAAATAGAAGTGGGGGAGATCTCGGATGCGTTGGATGGAACAATTTTTCTATCATCTAGTTATTCTCTCACAAGCTCGTTTACGATCCAACCAGAGAGGCCAATTTCGACGAGTTTTGCATACTATGCGAATTCCGCCAGCTTTTCATCTAACCTAAGCGGTTCTAATGTGATAGCGGCAGGAAGCAGTTTTGCTCACCTTTCGATGTGGGCGAACGCTGTAAGTGATTTCATACAAGTCACCGCTAGTTCGGATTATATTGACATCTATGGAATAGGGAATTCGGGCGGACAGTTGAGATTCGTCACCCAATCAAATTTCGTGAATTCATATTTAATCCGGCCGATATCTCATCGAGACGTGATGGGTTCTCAAATTCTAAATCCAACTATTGGCAGCGTAACTTACTATGGATTGCCCGCTGGAAGTTATGGGTTTGAAATCTCTTTGTTGGATTATCCAGGAAAGATACTAACCTTCTTCGGTGATATCTCCTTTGCTTCCCCGGTTACAACTACGTATTCTCTGATACACTACTTCGAGTCGGGTGGAGTTTATAACGCGAGTGGGTCAGGTGTCTTCTCCATAACTTCGAGCTACTCCGACACCGCTGACATCTCGGAGAATAGCAAAGATTCCCACTGGGCATCAAGTTCGGTGGTGACATCAGCAACCAGCCGAATCAGCACCACTGCTATAAGTGCATCCAGAACAACATCATCTCTTTTTTCTCAACGGAGTAACATCTCCAATTTCTCATCAAATGGGCCTATTCCGGGAATGATTCTTTTATACGCTGGGATTCAAATAACTGGTTCCGAGAACTGGCTGTCATGTAATGGATCGACATACGACATAGCGGCAAATTCTGCGTTGAGTGCGTCGATAGGTTCTAAGTTCTCTCAATCGGCTTTACCGTTAGTACCGAACGTTCTTCCTAATATATCTTCCAACGTTGAATCCGGTTCCGGACCATTCAATGAAAGATTTTATATATCGGAAACGACCTTGGGACACCCAACCAACAATCAAATAAGTCAGTCGTATGGAGTTAATGCAGGTGGATCCGGTTCAGCTGAGTCTTTTACCGGTTCTTATGCTTCTGGGTCGGTATACGGAACGGAAATCACAGGCTGGGAACCCCGTGCATTTTATTATAACATCAAACGGTGAATAATCCACTACTTATTTAGAGAATCATGGCACACAAGAGAATTTCAGAATTGTCCAGTTTAGACGGTGCACTTGCATCGGAAGACTTATTTTTGGTCCAAGATATATCCCCAATTTCGGAATCAAAAAACGTAAGTTGGGCATATCTATCTAGTATAATCGCTGCTTCCGCTTCTGTAGATTCCGCGAGCTATTCGATCACCTCGTCTTTTTCACATCAGGTCAACAGCGCCAGTTGGTCCTCATCGAGTATATCTACGAGTTACGCGTTGGCTGGTTCCGGAAGTGGAATTTTTGCATGGACGAGTAGTTACGCATTCACATCATCCTTTGCACATTCTGCCAGTTTTGCTAGTGGAAGTGGAGTATTTGCCCACAGCAGCAGTTATGCGCTCATTAGCAGTTACTCTCTACAGTCATCCGGTTCTATATCAGCGTCATATTCAATATCGGCTAGCTATGCGTCCGGAAGTGGAGTATTTGCCCACAGCAGCAGTTATGCTTTAAGCGCTAGTCACGCTCTTACTTCCAGTAACTCACTGTACTCTTCAAATGGAATTGAGACTGGATACATGGTTCTTTACGCTGGATTGGAGACGTCTACGATAGAATCCACGGGAGAATATTTGCCATGTGATGGTAGGGATGTATTTGTAAATCGATATCAAAATCTTTACAACGTAATAGGTGGGAAGTTCGGATATTATCCCGAACTTAGAATATCCGCGTCCAAAGACATCTTCGCCCAACCAATTGAACTTCACATAGACCACGATGACGTTAATATTTACGGATATTCTTTGAGTACAGGCGTGATTGGGTTTCAAACCGGAAGCGGAGGAACATTTCGGGGAGTATTTACAATAACTTCCACCAAAGCGGGATTGACGGGGTCAACTCAGTTGCTCAGACCAAACAATCCCACGGTAGCATTCACAGGGCTTGGTGCAGCGACTTATAATTTCATAATAACAGAGGTTAATACGAATAGCAGTTCGATATTTCCCGTAGATATTAATTTGAGAGGGACTAACACAACAAGTTCACTGACCGCTGGAAATATTCCCGCGATAAGTTTTTGGGGTGATTCAAACGTGGCATATAATTCCAAGTTTTATGTCACGGATTTACAAACGGACCAAACCAGTGAAGGAACTCTGAATCAGACTTCCCCCGCTTCACCTATCACTCGGCTGCCCGCTACCATATTGGTTACCACCGCCACAAATTTCACGTGCAGCGTATCACGTCATAGTGGATCTTATCATAACATACAAACCGCAAGATTGAGACAATCCTCACAGATTCTCACATTGCCTGTGGAAAACAATCCATTCGACGGAGCAGCGGGAACGTTCTCCGCTTCTTTCTTTATACCAAGCGTTAACAATTCGACCGGCAGTGTTCCGGAAAATATGGTACCTAGAAATGCACAGATAACAGAATCGGGTGTTTATCCATATGCTTTCAGATATTTGATAAAAACGTAAATTTGATATGGTTACATTTAAAAGGTGGTTGATAAAAGCTATCAGAGAAAATTGTTGTCTATTGAAAATTCGACGTGGAAATTGTGATTACTCCATTCCATACGAAAGACCAGTTGACGATTCCTTCTTCGATGATAATCGGGATACACTGTCGTTGCAAAATCTAGTATCCAATGACAAAGATGTGATTTCTCTATCCGATGTATTTAACGTGGAGATCTATTCTATGAATCAATATGAGATTTCCAGGAAGTCAATGTCGGAACACATTGAGAACAAATATTCGCCCATTTTATCCCACAAATTTCAAAACCTTACACGAGAAATCGTTTTAAAATTAATGTTTTTGGATGGAATTACATTGAATTATTTGAAAATAATGGATTTCATGGAATATCGAGAACCGGAGGATTTTTCCAAGGTAAAGTTCATTGGAACACGAGATGAAACTATAGAAGATTGCATCGTCGCTCGCAAAAACTTCTCGTTGATAGTAAATAAACGAATGGAGACGGTGATGAAAGACATGATTTCCGCGTTGGGAATTGAGGGGAGTGCTGACATACGACTTGATATAGAGAAAAACGTATCCGAATTCATAACTGGTTTGCCATCCGTCCCAATCAGAAAGCTACAGGACGTCTGGCCGACGTTGTTGAATCCATCTCCGTATTATTTCCTCCCTAACATCGTTAATCAAGACGGATGAAACGAATCGTTTTAGTTGGGAATGGATGTGGAGTCCTTGAAAAAGAAAAAGGAAACGAGATAGATGCATTTGATGGCGTCATTCGACTAGGAACATATAAAATCGAAGGATTTGAGAAGTATGTCGGTGAAAAAACAGATTTTTGCATCACAGCTCATTGGAAACTTGACTTGGATAGATTAAAGACCACCAAGACATTTATCACCTTCCCCGTGTTTAGTAGCTATTATGATGAACCGACTATAGATAGGATACGAGGTGAGATAATGAGTTCTATAACCGACGAACAGCGTTTGAATATCATGTATTTTATGACTCGTGCCGATGCTCTTTCCATTGTAGAATCATACAAAGAACTTGGAAACGTTGGGATCGATTTGAGTGGAATAAACCCGAGTCTCGGTTACCGAGCACTACGAATTGTTTTGAATCATTTCTCCGGTTGTGAAATTTACACTTACGGATTTGATTTTTTCAAAACTGGCTGGTATTGGAAGGAATCGCACAACCGAAACATAAAAAACCGACACCCATATAGTTACGAACGCGTTATTCATTCACTGTTGGTTAAAAGCGGAAGAATAAAGGAGTTGTGAGAAAATTAGTGTCAGTTAAAAACACAGGTTTGAGTGGAAACATAATCAAGTTTCTGATAACAAGTAATTTTTGTGAACGAAATGGACTTCACCTAATTTTTCCGTGTGATGGGAATACGTCGAAGATTATTTCGAGATTCAGTCACATAGACTTCGATAGGATAAGTTTCGTTGAATATTCCCCGGAACATAAGATTCTTTTCAACGAGAAGGTAAAAAGAGACACCGGTGATTTATATCCAATGATATACGGTGAATATATTAGAAAAACTTACTTTCCCGAAGAAACAGTTGATTTTGAGTATTTTTCAGGTAATGAAAATGGAATCATGACCGTTGATTGGTCGCGCTGTAATACAAATACAATACTGTTTGATTATAACGACGGTGTGGTTGGTTATAGAAAGTCGTTGTCTGAACTTAATAAGAAAATCAAGTTCGATGGAATAGACAGTCCGTCGTATACACACCGAGAACCGAAATCGGATGTCTTTTCCTTTAATTTGAAAACAACCACTGATGTTAGGTTCGACGAAGAACTTCTTTATTGGACGGAGGTTTTGACTCAATTCAAATCCGATTATGGAGGGCAAATGTTCTTTGTCTCGGGAAACAAAAAGATGAAGCGTGAAATGTGCCATCGATTTGAAGTACCGTTCTTGGATTTTGAGTCAGAAAACAAGTTCTCCCATCGGGAGGGGGGTGAATTGCAAAGAGGTTCATCGACGAGCGTGATGATCGACCTCCAAAATTGTGTTAATACAAATTTCGTTTCTCTGGAACGACTTGTAATGGAATACGGCGTTACGTTTTTTAAACCAAAGGAGCTGTTTAAATCGGGAAAAGCGGAAAAGTTTGACTTGCTAGTTGAATTCTTTAAAGAAAATCACGTATTGTCAACGGAGTGTTCACCTATGGTTATTTCCGTTGGAAATGTTACATAGTTGACCATTATCATTTTCCTATGAGTTGAAATTTGTTTCTTTTCAAGACCATGCCACGTATCGTCTCCGGGATAAAAGAAATATCCAGTGTTGTCTATGAACGGCACTGTCTTTGAAAGCACCAAGTTAGCGTCGTATAAGTCGGTTCCAATGGACTCGTCTTCTCCACAGTCGTTTACAAAAACCAACATACTCATGAATTTTTCTTGGATGTCTCGGTGGGGTTCCAGCCAAGATTCCCCCGTGTCTTTTATCACCTCTATCCTAAGATATTCAGGTATTATTTTAGTAGAATATGACTGGAACATTTCCGTCACTGACTTGTTACAAAAGAAGTTCCTCAATTTCATAAAGAGGGGGTATTTCTTACACATATCGTTATCCACGAATACCCTCGTCTTGCTACTCGTTCTCGTCTTTGTTAAGACATTTCCACCCGGACCGTGGAAATCCATAGATTTATATTGAACAAGTTCGTCCCCGTCAAAGAAATTTTCAAATGAATAATGACGGAACGGAGTTCTATGTTCACGGATGGAGTTAAATCTCATTAGAAGAATTATATCCCAATACAAATTCACTTCAACATATTATAACAGTCTATTATGTTAGTTACTTTCTGTTTCCTAGTCAGATTCGATTTTAGTGTTGGAAAGTCGTCAATCATATCGATAAATTTCAAATCCATGCCACCGATCCTTTCCTTTTCTATCAAGAGGTAGAACACGGGAGACATCTTATTCATTTTGTTACATACCAAAAGTGTATTGCGACCATCCTCGGAACATTTCTTAAAAACATCACTTCGTCTTAATTGTTTTATTCGTAACTGATCGCGTATTTCTTTGAAAAGAGACGTGCCCTTTACTATATTTTTAGTTTTGTCAATCAGCAAATCGGTATCAAATACCAACGTCAATTCTATACCAGAATCCAATATGAATTTAGACAACGGTTCGTCTCTTAGTATGTCTTTATCGATATATTCAGTGCAAACTATGATTTTTTTAATATGATTTTCGGTCAATATGTGAAGGTTGTCCCGTTTGAACAGAAACTCTTTATGGACGAGAAAAATATTGTCTTTTACGTGGATCATGTGTAGTATGCCATATATATCAAAGGAATGTTTTTTCATAACACATCTCAGGATCATTTTGGGGTCACCACTAACTTGATGAATCTATTGAAGAGTTATCTCGTGTGCAAGAAGCTCGGATTGAATTTGGTTATGTACAATGACTCACTGATAGGCCTCGTTTGTGAGAGCGACGTAAACATTCAGTTAAATGGAAATTTTTTTAAAGGAGTTTCTGTTGATTTTTTCCGCTCGTTGAAAAAAAATCCTGATATGTTGAAGAGGTTTGTTTTGGAAATCCATAAATCCTGGAACACGGGAAGAAGATGTGAATACATCTCATCGGTCGAGAACTTCCTTCCGAATGGAGAGGAGATTGACTATCTCTTTTATTACGAATGGTTTCCTAAAATTGGTTTGGTGGATTCATCTAAATTTGAATTGAAGTTAAAAATAGACGAACCGACAAGGAATCTCTTCCGCAAAGACGCGGCAGTGTTCCACGTTAAGAATAAGAGTTTGTTAAATGTTTCCACGGATATTGAGATAACCGACTTTGTGATTTCCAGATACATAAAAGAGTTCAATCCGCCGTCTGTGGTTTTTATAAGCGGGTGTCAGGAAATGAAAACTTACTTTTGTAAAAAATACGGAGTTTTGGATGAACCACACGTTCACTATCGTCCCTTGTATCATAGGGAAAAGGGAGACATGGCTAGTGTATTGAATGACATTTACTCCTGCGCTGGTTCTAATTTTGTGACTAACGATTTTCTTCACCAGCGGTATTATCACGAGATAAAAGATAAATACGTAAAAATTCCGAGTGAGTTATGCTTCTATAACTCTATGAATTACAGAAAACATATTTTTGACCAGAAATATCATATGAGTAATTATTTTGACTTGTTCGTGGTTTTACAGAAGGAATTTGGTTTCATAAGGAATATACATGATAGCAAGTGATAAAAACGACGTGATACAACTCCGCAAATCTCAACTATCGGACATCAGTACACGGATGGATACGTTACAAAGCATCACGGTCAATCCGACGGAACTATGTAACCGAAAATGTGGGTTCTGTCCACGTAACGATAGCAAAGTGTATCCAAATCAAAATCTACACATCTCCGAACAGACAGTGTCTAAGTTATCAGAACAACTGTCGATCAACGGTTTCGTGAATAGATTGGGTTGGTCTGGAAACGGAGAGCCGTTATTAACAAATGATTTTTTGAAACTTGTTAGATTGGTATCTTCCCAAAATCCAAGGTTGGCATCTCATGAAATAAACACAAACGGAGATTTGCTCACCGATAGATTGGTGTCGGAGATTTACGCATCTGGGATCAACCACATAATAGTGAGTGTGTATGATGGACGGGAAAGTTTAGACAAGTTCTCGGAGATGTTTAGTAAATATAACGTTCATAGTTACACGTTGAGAATTTCTTTTAATACCGTAGACCCCGTTGGCTTTACCAACCGCTCCGGTATGGTGGATGTTAACCGAGACAAGATAAAAGAGTTCAAGAACAACAAGTGTTTTCTTCCTTTTTACAAACTCGTAGTTGATTGGAACGGCGACATACTCGTGTGCTGTGAAGACTGGGGAAGAAAGAGCAAGAGTTCTCTCAACATCAACACTCACTCTCTTGAAGAAATATGGTTCTCGGAGAAATTGAACGGATACCGTGACAGGCTTCGTTTTGGCGACAGATCGTTATCACCGTGCAATGCATGTAATATTCACGGTGAGAAAGTCGGTTCCGAACTTGTAGATAAATTTTATGAAAAGTGATGTAAAAATATTTGTGGGACTCGACTCCGAACATCGAATTGCTTATGATGTGTGCAAGTTTAGCATAGAGAGAAACACAAAAACCGTATTTGATATACAGCCGATAAATCGATATACGGTGGGGGAATACAGTCGAGTTACTGACAAGACGGAGTCGACTGATTTTTCTTTTGCAAGATTTTTCGTTCCACATGAATCGAAGTTTGAAGGCATCTCCGTTTTCATGGATGGTGACTTTCTATTTTTGAAAGACATCGATGGTCTGTTGGAGTTTTATGATGACCGTTACGCGGTGATGTGCTGCAAACACACATACGTCCCAATATCTCCTTCCAAAATGAACGGAAAAATACAAACGACGTTTCCTAGAAAAAACTGGAGCAGTCTGATGTTATTCAATAACGCCCACCCTAAAATAAAGACACTTAACCCGTTGACTATAAACAACCAATCGGGAGCGTTCCTCCATCAGTTTAAATACTTAGATGATGACGAGATAGGTTCAATTCCGATTCAGTGGAACTGGTTAGTTGGTTGGAACACCGACGCGGATGGAGAACCTAATGCTCTCCATTACACCGAAGGAGGTCCCTGGTTACCGAATCACAAATATAACGGTTATGATTCGACATTTCATATTTATAGGGAAGAATATGAACGTAATGCAAAGAGAGAAATCTACACAGGAGTTGATCGATAATCTCGAATCGATCATGAAGATCACATATCCACTAGCGGCTGCGGGCGACCAACTTCATGCTAAAATCAACTCTCTTACTCACGGATCGCTTAAATTGATAAAATTATTGGAAGCAGATGGTGATTAAAACATATTGTCGTTATCCGAACACAGTGTATATTTGGTGAATGATAGATTATACAGAGTCGGATTTGCAAGAACGTTACGATACATTTATAGCCCTTCTTGAGAAGACTTTCACGGGCGAACGACTCGAACGACTGAAGAAGTTATATGGTGAGGATGCTTATGGTATTCGACTTGTGTCCGCACCGGCCAGCGCTAAAGCCCACTTCCATAATGCTTACGTAGGTGGTTACATTGACCACATAATGAACGTTTACAAAGCATCTATCGGAACCAAAAAGTTATGGGCTGCAATGGGTGCTACTATAGACTTCACGGATGAAGAAATGATTTTCTCCGCCCTTCACCATGATTTAGGAAAGCTCGGTGACCTCAAACAAGGAGAATATTATCTCCCACAGACCAGTGACTGGCACACAAAAAACCGAGGAGAATTGTTTAAATTCAACTCCGACCTTCAATATATGGATGTCACGGATAGAGCGCTCTTCATCCTCCAGCAACATCAGATAACTTGTACGTGGAAAGAGACGCTTGCCATTAAACTATCGGATGGACTTTACCACGAGGCTGCTTCTTCATATCTGAAGAGTTATAATCCGGATAATGAGTTGAAAACCAACCTTCCAAGAGTAATTCACGCAGCTGACTACCTTGCTTGTAGATCGGAATATGACCTTTGGAAACGAGAGAACTCCAAGTCAGTATAATTACCCTAAAAAAGTAGTAAAATTCCCCAAATTTGCATCTATGTATTAAGTTACAGATGCACTTATTTACATTCAGTCGACTCGTAGCGTTAACTGCGCTTTTTATAGCCTCTTGCGCCGCATACTTCTCCGTCTTGGGTATATCAATGTTGTTCTCAGGATCTGCTAATGCAGCGATGATAATGGCAATTTCACTAGAAATTGGTAAATTAGTATCGACTAGCTTCTTGTTCAAATATTGGTCCACAACCAAGACCTTCCTGAAGGTATACCTTACCATAAGTGTATTCGTGTTGATGTTCATCACGTCGCTTGGTATATTCGGTTATCTCACCTCCTCATACCAACGTTCTTCGTTGGATGACAAACTTACTTCCGAGAGAATCGTGTCAATGGAGGAGAAAAAGACATCATTGGTTAAGAAGGTGGAGTTATCCAAGGCCAGGATATCAAATATAAATGACCTACGAGCTTCACAGGAGCGAAGACTGAGTGAGTCGATGACAAACGTCCTCGTGGCCAGAAATCCAATCCAATTACAAGAATTACAATCTCAGACTATAGAGTTAATTTCTAAGAGCGAACAGAACATAGACGTTGAGAATAAAAAAATAGATGCCACTTATAGCGAAATAGACGTTGTGAATAAGTCTATATCCGATACAAAGGTGCTATCCATGGGAAAAAATGACATAATAACTTTCAAATTTGTCGCGGAAGAATCCGGCGTTGACATGAATAAAGTTGTAAAATGGTTCATCGTGACAATAATAACAGTGTTTGACCCACTGGCTATTTGTCTTCTGCTTGCTTATAACACGACGCAATTTGACGAAAAAAAAAAAATAACTGTCAATGAAACGGTCACATCTCCACGTGGTCCGGATGTGGCGAATAATATAACGGAAAAAGAGTTGACAATTAAATCCATTAGAGATACTGTTACATCGAAACGCAGACGACACGATTGCTTTGGAAGACTATTTAAGAATTAAAACGTTCGTTTTTTAGAAATCTTTGATATGTAATTCATATTATGAATGACACTGACATTGACGAGATCCTAAGATTACTAAGAGTTGGTATTAAAAACACTGACTGGGATAGTATAACCGAAGCAATGGAATACTTGGAAGAGTTTTCCGAAACAGACGAAGAAGAAACATGATATTGTATATACTAAGTGGATTATTGGTGGTTTCTATACTAGCAAACGTGGTGTTGGGTCGGGCTTTTATAGTAGCATCATATAGGATAGGAGTTTACGAGGAGTGGATTTTGGAATTTCAGAAAAACGTAAAGGACACCTTTCGCCAACTTAGACATGTAGATGAAAGAGAAATCTTCGAAAAGGACGACGAGGTTGGTTTTGTGTTTTCAAATATCGTTTCAATAATAGACGATCTAAAAGAAAAAACCTATGCCGAAACTAAAGAAGAACAAAAAGAAAATCAAGAGTTCCACCAAAAAAGAGAAGACCGTTCAATCGGCCGCTTCTCTCACTAAACCAACCAAGCCACCTGCGAGAAAAAGAATCGCAGCGAATGTATCCGTAAACCCCAAATCGGCACAGGGAATCAACGTCACGGAGCCGGAACCAGTTAAGGTAAAAAAACCTTCGGTGGAAAAAATGTATTTCACAAAGGATACAGAAGACGCCATCATCCGTTTCAATAAAGAAGAAGTATCTGAGGTAAGGAATCATATCTACGAGACGGAGATACAGAGATCTTTTGAAAAATTGGTAGAAAACGTGTTCAACACCTTCAAATTCAGCTATTTTGACACCGGTCCGCTCGAAGTTCAGAAGGAAACCTTATCACACCTCGTAGCGAATATCCACAAATTCGAGGAAGGTAAAGGAAAAGCGTTCTCATACTTCAGTATAGTTGCAAAAAACTACTTGATTTTCAATAATAACTCAAATTATAAAAGATACAATCAACAGGTAGACATAAACGAGGATCCGGATTCTAATTCAGTGAGACTCCAATCAACTGACAATTATCAGAAGGAAAAGGAGAATGCTGAGTTCATTGAGATGATGGTGAAATTTTGGGATGCTAACATACGAAAAATATTTCCTAAACAGAGAGATCTGAAGATAGCGGAGGCGGTGGTTGAATTGTTCCGAAACAGCGATAGGTTGGATTATTTCAACAAGAAAGCTCTATATCTTTACATACGAGAAATTTCATCGTGCAAAACCCAGCAGATTACAAAGATAATTAATAGAATGAAAGAATATCAACAAAAAATCACAAAAAAGTATGTTGAAGAGGGTGTCATCTAGTTAGAAATAGACTCAGAAAGTCCTCTAAATGTTGATACTTATTAGATATGGAACTACATGAATTTGAGATATACAAAGGCAAATCATTCGCTGCGTTGTGTAAGGAAATAGTTGTTAACCAGAACGAGAAGAAGGATCAGTTAGACATTCTTGTCAGTGAATTACGTAGCCTTATAAAAGGCGTGAATGATGCTATAGTAGTAGTTCCTCTTATAAAAGATTATCTGGACGTGGGCGTGAGGAATGACGATCAGCTGGTAAAACTAGCTGCTATTATCCAAAGAATATTATCAAAACAAAACGAGGGGTCGGAGGACGGTACGGGTTCATTTCAAATAACCGAAGAAGAACGCAAGGAACTTCTAAAGGAAGTCGAGAGTCTCAAGAAATCTTCGCCAGTAACCCCTACATCTGAGAAGGATTTGCAATGAGTTATTCTATAGACCACTCTATATTCGACAGATCGACTGATGATGTAAACATACTATCGACGAAACAAGACCATAGGATAATACAGAGCGGCAGAAGCATAATCCAATATGAGCCGGCTATAGTATTGGACATAGTATTGGATGATTCACATCCCATGTTTAAACGGGGATTGGGCAATATCCTCTCTCCACTTGAATATCCAGTGGATTTTCGTGGAATGTCCGCTAACGAAACCGACCGGGATTACTCTCTGATAGGAGCGGCTCTCGTGAGACTGTGTTACTCCCACGTTAAATTTGAGAAGGAGAGTTTGATATGGGCTATTCCATTGGATTCGAGCATGGCGGTCATACCGGTGCTGAACGAAATCGTTCATGTAGTTAAGATATTCGATAAGTATTATTACACCAACCGAGTCAATACCAAGAATGGATGTAACACCTCAGCAGATTTTAGATACGAGCAGACCTATGGTAAAAAAGTAGGAAATCGTTCTTATGCAACCGTTAAGTTACATGGTCCGATTTCTCGATTCGATTCTTATTCTGAAAATTCACCGGGCGGTTTCAATGGAATATTGGGAAATTACTTTTGGTTTAACAAAAACATAAGAAATCTCCGACGATTTGAGGGAGATACCGTAGTGGAGGGAAGGTTTGGTCAGAGCATAAGAATGGGTGCCTATGACGATAAACGTCAGAATGATCAGGGAATCCACAGTAACTATGTGAGTGGAGATGATACATTTGGCGGTGGCAATCCGATGATTCTCATACGAAACCGACAACGTCCGATATCGCAAATATCGGCGCAATCCATCCATCCTCTATTAAATACAATTCCCGAAATAACCGGTTCTATAGCAGAGAAGAACGTGTGTGGATATGTACTGGAAGACATTAACCACGATGGTTCTTCCATTCACATGACGAGTGGGAAAACCGAATCCACCTTTAAAAGTACTTGTTACAAGCGATGTTTCTCCGAAACTGTCACCGAGGAACAACCGAGATTCAGTCCAAAATCATCCACTTCTTTTAAAATTCCAAAGTTTGATGGGGATCAGATAATAATAAACAGCGACCGACTTATTCTCTCATCTAGGTTCGGCGAGACACTCCATTTCTCAAAAAAACGGTATTCTATAGTGACCGACAATGAGTTTACAGTGGATTCTCACCAACCGATTGTTCTCACGACAAACAGTAAAACCGTGATAAACTCTCCTGCTATATACTTGGGAGAATACGACATCACATCGGAACCAGCATTGCTCGGACAGACCACCATTAACTGGCTTTATGATTTATGTGAATGGATATTGGCGCATACCCATTACTACAATCACTCTCACCCCAATGCCGGTGGAGCGTCTCCGAACACCACCCAATTACCGGTTCAGTTACAGAAACTAAAGGATTTACGAGACAAGCTACATACACTGATGAGTCGACGTGTGTTTCTTACTGGTGGTGGGTATGCTCAAGGTGCTGACGGCGGTGTTATACAAGACGGAACCCCGCCGGTGTCAATCAATACTTCCACGGGCGTCGGTGTGCCCGGTGGATGGTCGGGAAAAAATAGAAGATAAAGACAAGTTTTACAAATATTTATACCAATATGAACAAAGACGAATTCAAAAAGATCATATCAGAGTCGATAGAAGACAAACTAAGGGAAATATTACCCTCTGTGTTAGATGAATATTTTACCGGAACACGAGTATCGAAGCCGACGGCTATAACCGAAGGAGCCCGTCGACAGACAAACGTGGTGCCCACTGCACAGAGGACGTCACCGTCACCGGCAGCTGCTCCAAAGAAGCAATATGTAAAGAATTCGGTTTTAAATGATATACTAAACGAGACTGTGATAAAATCGATACCGGGTGGACCAAGTGTGGCAGGCGGACCCATGCCCGCGTTTTCTGAAAACACCGGTCCTTCTATAATGGACAATATAGACGCTGTCCCAGCATCTGTGGCTGGTGCCCTCACGAGAGACTATAGTCAGTTATTGAAAATGTCAGCGGCTAAATCATCGAAAAGATGAGATCTAACATTACATCCTCAAAGTACCCAATAGGATTATCCGTTCCATTTGTCAACGGTTCATCGGGATATTTCCAGCAGACGTTCGATACCAATGAACAGATAAAGAACAATCTCACAAATTTTCTGAAAACCAAGCGTGGGGAGAGACGGATGATGCCCGAATTTGGTACTCAACTCTACACTCTTTTGTTTGAACAACGGACGGATAACTTGTCCGAGATATTGAAGTCGATGATATCCGAGGAAATCCGATACTGGCTGCCAGAGGTTAAAATATTGGGAATAGACATTATTGACACCGAAAACCCAGAGGGAGATGATAATTATAAAATGAGAGTGTCGATAAAATTTAGTGTAAATTCCACTAATGACGTCGATGTTCTTGTATTTGACTTGGAAAATGTAAAGATATAATATGGCAACGACCTTGGATAAAAATTTCAAACCACAATCTAGGGAGATCCGTTATCTCGGGAAAGACTTCGACGCGTTAAAGTCTGGGTTAATAGAATTCGCTAAACATTACTACCCAAGAACTTACAAGGATTTCAATGATTCTTCTCCGGGAATGATGTTCATCGACATGGCATCATACGTAGGAGATGTTCTGTCATTTTACATAGATTATCAGTTCAAAGAAGGATTGATGAATTTCGCGGAAGAACGGAAGAACGTGATTAACTTGGTGAAGTTTCTTGGATATTCACCGAAACCAAGTCGGCCGGCTACAACCACACTTGATTTATTTCAGATAATACCATCCAAACGAAATGAAGACGGTTCGTTCGAGCCGGATACTAGATATGCGCTCATAATAAGAGAGGGCATGGAAGTAGCATCGTCTAACCGAGTTACATTCATTACAACGGAAACGGTGAATTTTTCATTGAAGAGTGAACTTTATCCGAGGGTAGATGAGGTGTTTTCGAGGAATACATCGGGGGAACCGGAATTCTACCTCATAAAAAAATCGGTCAAAGCATATTCCGGAAAATCGGTGATAAGGACATTTCAGATAGATGGACAGACGCCGAATCTGAGGGTGGAGCTCGCGGAAGACAATATCATCAAAATCATAAGCGTAAAAGATTCCGATAACAACAGTTGGTATCAAGTGGATTATCTCGCTCAAGATCTCATTCAGTTGCCGGTGGAAAATAACAGATTCAATTTTGAAACTTTCTCAAACTTCAATTCCACCGTCCCTAATATCATAAGATTTCTCAGAACAAATCGTAGGTTTATAACGGAGGTGGATGAAAACAATAAAACTTACCTGCAATTTGGTTCTTCAACTGACAGTCTGGAAGAAGAAATTTTAGTACCAAATTCAGAAATGTTGGGAGTTGGATTCTCCAACGTCAGTAGATATAATCTGACTCTTGACCCTACTATTTTTGTAAAATCAAATTCATACGGTTCATCTCCATTTAACACGACTCTTACCGTTAAGTATGTCTATGGAGGCGGCATCGAGTCGAATTCCAATGTGAATGATATTTCCACCGTGACGAAAGTCGAGTTTGATGACGCTGAGGAATATCTGCCGTCGGAGGAAAACTTAGTAAATACCATAAAAAGCAGTCTACGGGTGACGAATCCCATTCCGGCCACCGGTGGTTCTTCATCGGAAACCATTTCGGAGATAAAACAGAACGCGATGTTAAATTTTGCTGCCCAAGATAGAGTGGTAACGAAAGAAGACTATGTGGCCCGTGTATTAAGCATGCCGGCTGAATATGGAAGGATAGCTAAGGCGTTCGTTACCACGGAATCGGACCTGGCCACTAACAATACTTCGACGGTGAACGGTCTTTTGGACGAAAATCATAATATAATCGTTGATGAAAAAAACGCGGGATTTAGAAAAATGAGTTTAGATGGCGTGAACCCATTTGGCGTGAACCTCTATGTGTTGACATATGACGATGACAAAAAGTTGACTCCTGTGAACGAGGCGTTGGTTTATAACTTGAGGAAATACGTCTCGAAGTATCGAATGATTTCCGACAGAGTTAACATTATAGATGGATTTGTCATAAACATTGGAGTGGAATTTACCATCCTCACATATTCTACATTCAACAAGAAAGAGGTTCTTGCGAATTGTATATCGTCCGTTAAAGATTTCTTTGATATAGAGTCGTGGCAATTCTCACAGCCTATAAACATAGGGCAGCTGGAACTTGAGATAGCTAAGATAGAGGGAGTTCAGTCAGTATCCGACCTAAAGATAACAAATAACGTAGGTGGGAATTATTCTCTGTGTGAATATAACATAGAGGCAGCCACTCGCCATAAAATAGTGTATCCTCCTATTGATCCGTCTATATTTGAACTGAAATATCCCGATGTAGACATCCGAGCCAAAGTTCTTTGATATGCACAAGTTCGTTTACCCCTCATCTGATGCATATCTGACAAATCATCCGGACTATCGAACGAAAAATTTCGGTAGGGACGAAATATTGGAAATTTCCTCCGAGATGTTTTCCATAAAAACTTACATGATAACATCGTCAGTAAGGGAAGCAGTCACTAATTTTGTAGGACTTAGTCTGTTAAGGTTCACTGGAGAATTAACGGGTTCACTGACAGGATCCGCATCGGATATTTCCGGCAGCATAATTGGTTGTGGATTGGTTTTGCCAGAAGAGGATGATTGTTGATATGCACCATTTTGTATTTTCTCAAAAAGATTCATTTGTCTACAGCGAAGAAGTCGCTCGTAAGCGGAATTTTGGACTTGATAAGTTCGTTGAAGTTGGATGTGTAAACAAGTTATCACGTACACATAGAACGACTTCATTTTTGCCGATAGAGTCGTCTGATGAATTGGTGAATCGTTATGTTGTAGACTTTCACGGTTCTTTCACAGGAAGCATGAGCTGCGGTTCCAGTGGAAGCGTGAGTGGGTCTTTGAACTGTAACGGGTATTTATCTCCGGGTGGGATATGTGCTCCGTTAGGGGTCGTGGATGAATTTGGGAATCTGTTAATCGAAGATGATGGCGAATTGATAAGACTCACTTTCGACTCGGATTTCTTCGTTTTCCCATAAATTGAATAACTGTTTTATACTTATACGATATGCCACTATCCTTTACAGTAGATAATTTCACTGGAATAACCGGAAGCAGCTGTGTGTCAGGTACACTCAACGGTAACTTCAGTGGTTCTGCTTGTGGATACACAGGAAGTCTTTCTAGTTTCACAGGTGTTCTTTCCGGATACATTTCGGGATCGTATTATGTGACGGTAAATCGTTATGTAAACGAGTATAAAAACTACATAAAGAGGTCGTTGTTGAAGTTCGATCTATCCGAGATAAGTCGTTCCATAGCCACCGGAGACATTTCTTCGCCCAAATTCACTCTCAACATGAGAGTGGTGGAATCCAGAGAACTACCAATCGATTATAGTATTTACGCATTTCCGATAAGTCACAGTTGGGCAATGGGAACCGGTCTTTATGCTAACGAGGGGTCTACCGATGGGGTGAGTTGGTTATACAAAAATTCACAAAATACATCAAGCACATGGTATCCAAACATTGACGCTGATCTCAATGTGACCGGAACAAATTATCTAATAACCGAAAGCGTGTCTTCGTTTCAAAGAGGCGGCGGTGTGTGGTATTACGGTGCACCACCTAGTTGTTCTAATAACGTAAGTGTAAGCCTCTGTTCAGCGGTATCCGGTGCAAGTTATGTATGCTCACAGTCTTTCAGTTACGCTTCCGCTGACATATCAATGGATATAACGAGGATTTGTAGTGCTTGGATTTGTGGATGTATCCCAAATGAGGGGTTGATACTCCTCACATCCGAAGAACTCAATCCAAGTGCATCGATGAACTTGAAGTTTTTCAGCCGAGAAACCAACACCATCTATTCTCCATTTATAGATGTAAAGTGGCCGGATGCCACCATCGACACATCAAGCGTAGCTCCTGTAACATCTAGCCTAGGTGTAAGCGTTTCTATTAAAGGGATTAGGTCGGAATACAAGAGTGGAAACAAGGTGAGATTTACAGTTTTTGCTAGAGAAACAAATCCGCTTCGGAAATTCGTATCAGCACAGACAAACTATCTTACTCCTAAGTATCTGCCATCAAGTAGCTTCTATTCTATAAAAGACAATGAAAGCGAGGAAGTTGTGATAGGTTTTGATGACTACACTAGACTAAGTTGTGACGCAAACGGAAACTACTTCATGTTGGATACCACTGGACTGCCGCAAGAAAGATACTACAGAATTCTTGTAAAATCTGAGTTCGGTGACGGTTCTATTCAGATATTCGATAGTAAGAGCATATTCAAGATATCTAGGTAATATGATAGACATAAGCAAGTTTAACCGCGAGATAACTGACTTTAGGAACGGTGTATTGTTATATGAATACAGCTTCAATCCAGTAGGAAATCTGTTTTTTAAGTCGGAAAATGGGGATTTCAATCAATCATTTTTAAAGATACCCGTGGATAATTTCGAATACGACGTGAAGAAAATAGGTGAATTGTATAACCTAAAATTTGAAGAATTCTCTGAAGCTACAGCTGTGGTGACAAAGGATCCGAATATATCTTCACTTGAAAGGACTGTGGAGGAACTCGAAAACAAGCTCGCAGCCGCATCGAATTCATCGGACGTCGATAAACTTTCGTCGGAAATACTTGCTAGTAAGGATCTCATAATTCAATTGAGAATTTCAGCAGGAGAGGGGTCCTCCGCTGACGATTTTTACGATGAGTTTCCATATTTTCCCAAAAAAGATTCGTCGAATTAAGCTTCCTTGGGTATAATTATTAACATATGCCCGTGTTCCATTTTATAGACGAACCGAAAAACGGAATTAATGATGTTGGATACCTAAATAAAAAGGAACATTCGTTATTCTTCGTTTCATCGAGCACAGAACTGTCGTTCGGTAACTCAAACAAAGACGTTTTGGAGGTGGGTATTTATAATTTACAGAAAGAAATCAGTTCTTTCACCACAATCACGAGCTCACATGTGAGCACACCGAAGATTTATTCTTATGAAGATATAGACGGAAATAAATTTGACGACGTCTATTCTCCACCGAAAAACACAGCAATACAAGACGGTAAAAAGAATCTGTTGTTCCCAATATCAGAACTTATACCAGTTGGGTCAGTCACTTCTAACACAGTTTATCTATCCGTAAATCCAGTTTCAAATTTGTTTTCATATGAAAAACCGCTGATTGTAAAGGAGATAAGCAACTCGAAGAAAGAAATAAAATTGATCCGGTCATTTAAGACCGAATCGGTTTTAAACACATCAGTAGTTAAATTTTCTGATAAAATCGGTGTTACAATAGATGGAAAAAAAGAAGTAAAGCTTAAATCCGGAACGACGCACACGTTACAATTTTCCGGCGACGTCAAGAAACTTCGCTTCAGTAAGACGAGGGGCGGAACATTTAATGGGTCGGTAGAATACCTCAGTAACATCATCTACAGACCGACGTTAAACGAAATTATATTGGACGCGACGGAAGAATTTCCTAAGATACTCTACGTTTACAATGTAGATTCTGATGGGTCGGACGCGTTAATAAATCTCACCGAAACCGTAACTCAATTGGATTTCAAACTCAATACAGAGTTTATGGCCTTGGGCGACGACTCTTTTATATTCAGAGAACTACACGATGAAGTTTCGTATGGAGTAAATTCGGTAAATCTTGTTGATGTGTATAATTCAACAAAATCCGCTTTTTCGGAAAACATATCGGTTTTAAAAAACCTCCTATCTTTTAGAGACGACAATGATGTATTGAAGTTATTATCTTCTATCTATCATGGAGACACTTTATTCGATGAATATCTCGGAAAATATGTAAAATTACTCGGTGTAAAGGATTACATAGAAAATCACATAAAGTTTAACTACGAATTCGTAGGAAACTTCACATCCTTTAAGATGGACGTGGCGAGAATAACCAAAGCAACGTGTTCATCTGGGGTTCTATTCTACAATCCAAACGCTGATAGATTGCCAGGTAAAAAGAATGATTATTCCTCAGCGATGACATATCTCGTTTCACTGATAGACTCTACGTTAAACCGAGTTTTGTCGGATGTGGAGTTTGCTTACAAGAACAAATACAAATCTCCATTGAAATGTGCTCTTAACTTCGGCGGAGGAAATCTCTCTCCGATTTTAACATCGAAATTGAAGGACGGTGTTGAATACTGGGTGAAGTTGAAGGAACCCATCTCCACGGGAATAACAGTTGGCGACAAGTGTTCCGTCTGTAACATTTCCATTCGACCATTCTTTCAAATAGTGACGATTGGGACGACTTCTGTAGACAAGGTCATCAAATTGACGTCGCCGAATTTTTCACTTAGTCTAAACGAACCATCCAACCGAACCACGTCGACGAAGTATTATAATACCGAACAACTATCAATCGAAAGAGATTCTGATAATAAGATAAAGGTAAATAAAAAGTTGTTAGATTTGAACGTCGACTATACGGATTTCAACAAATTCGTGGTATTTTCTTCTGCAAATATACGGGTTAAAATTTTCAAAAATAAGGCACGTAAGATAACAGAATTAAACGAAGAAATAGCGGAATTGATGACAGTTGATTCGGGAAGCACAGTTATAGCAGATAGGTTGAGTGTCTACGATAGGCTGGTAAATGCTAAAACGGAGATAGACGCCATCGTTGGGAGTTTCGATGGTTACGAGGCATATCTACACAAATCAGGAAATGTCATATACGACACTTCCTTGGAAATCTTTGTTGATTCATCTGGTTCATCCGAATCTTCGTCGTTTTTATCAACGTTGGAAGATGACTCGATTGAGTATGATAAGAATAATAGAGATTCGTTGTTGAACAACAGTCCCGAATACATCTACGAGAACGTTGAGAATGATGATTATCTAAAGTTCCTAAGCATGATAGGACATCACTTTGATAACATATACCTTCACATTTCTAATATAGGAATTTACAAAGAAGTCGGTCATGACATCGAGTCGGGCATGACGGGGAAGATGGTCAGTTATGTTCTCAATAGTTTCGGATTTAAAATTCCTCCCGGAATGTCCGGACTAATAGAATCATCGGATACGGTTGAAAATTATCTCTCGTCGGTGGAACAGACCGGACTCACTAACAACATCTCGGTGGACGAAAAGACCAAAACAATCTGGAAAAGAATGTTATTGAATTTGCCATCTATATACAAATCAAAGGGCACGGAAGAATGTATTAGACAGATATTTTCAATTTACGGAATACCAAATAACCTGATAATATTAAAGGAATTTGGTGGCGGATACACAAACCACGAAATCAGTTCGTCTTATCTATCGGATGAAAAAGAATATTTATTAGAATATACCGGAGAAGACGAGGAGTTCGTTAGGATAACGGGTTCAAATGTTCCGTACAAATCGGTTGATTTTAAACTTTTCGTAGATCCTACAAATTACACGTCGTCTCGTGTTATAGTACCGCTCCACGATAAATTCGATTCCGCCGACGGGCACATATATTCACTCGGTTTCGTGAAGGTTTCAAACACACTGGGCCGATTTTATTTTACGATTCAAAATCTATCATCTTCATTTACCACACTCACCGAACCCTTACATCTTTTCTCAGATGAACCGATGAGTGTGATGTTACGGAAGAATCCTATAGACGCTAAGTTCGGAGTTGCCCAAAGTGCGTCTTGGGTTCCTGTGAAATATGACGTTTCCATTTTCCGTTCTTCTGCTGGTGGGAAAAATGTTGATTCGACCACCTCATTTTATCTGAGCGGTTCGTTGAACGATTCATTTGATGATGTAAGTGGATCTATAACATTCGGTAATATAAATACCTCGTATTCTGAAATAATAAGTGAAGTATCCGAAACCATAGAGGCACAGGATTCTTCATTCGACTTTTTAAAAGAAGACTCCGTCAGTTTTCCACAGGAAAGTTTACCGAATTACTCACTTGATAGATTGCGGGGGTGTATGGATAGGTTTGTTCTTCAATCCACGCCACTGAGAGATTCTGATTTTAGACTACGTGGGTTGAATATAAACAGTTACTATCAAGGACAGCCGTCTTCGAGTTACGATGATATTTTGTTCAGATTTAATCTTGGAATTCCCGAAGACTTTTCATCAGCGTCTCTGTCGGAAAACGGACACGTCGTTTCAAACTTCAATTACATTCACTCCGAGTCGGTAGCTATACTATACAATTTTTCAGGAAGCAACATCACTTCAAGTCTAACGACCGCTAGTTGTGTCACGAGTTCCTTTTCACACTTCCCACATCAAACAAGAGAGTTTAATGTCACCAACGAATACATGACCCAACATGTAGGACCGGGTCGAATTGAAAATCGAAAGGTGAACTATATCTCAACGGACATGTTGGATTCTTCATTGTCACCTGAAAAATCATTGACTTATAAAAACAAGTCAAATCAATATTCTGACTCCAATAGGATAGGCATATTTGTGTCACCTATCCACGAAAGAAATAAAGACATATTGAATTTCTTCGGTGATTATGATATTATTTCCGCAGTATCAAGCCCGAATGATAAATTTGGAAAACGGTATCTAAAACTCGAAGAGTTTCGTAGAAATTACTATAAGACAAATGCTGTTTCGAAGATACTCTTCAACGAACTGTTTTCGATATACAAAATATTCATCGACAAGAGTTTATTTGAAACTCTCAAATCCGTAATACCGGCTAGAAACAAAACTTACGCGGGAATATTGGTAGAATCTACGATATTAGAAAGAAGCCGCGTCGAACAGAAGCCCGTTGGAATTTTCTTAAACACTGTATTGGACGGTTCCATTGACCTTAGAGGCATACCCGGTACATCCGATATACCTACGTCATTTACGTCTAGTATAGACCTACGGTATATAACTAACGACAATGAATCGTATTCCGATTCTTCGTTTTCTGGCTTATCTACGTTCAAGGATAGGGCAAGTGAATACGAAACTAACGTGTTTCTCGGAGAAAACGGTTATGTTGAGTATGAGGGTGAAATTTACTCGGCGTATAAGAAGAGATACACAAAATCAAAAAGTTCGGTTGGAAACACAACACGGAGACATTTTTATACCATGGAATTGTTGTTGAGTGGCAGCGCCACCCAACTTCCGTCCAATTATACGGCCATGACATCTACAACAATGTTCCGTCATATAAGTAAGAAAAGATTGCCGATGAGGAAAACTCACGGAAAATCATATCAAACAGAAAACACCACTATCAGCGGCGGCGGTTTGGTAGATAGAAGCCCTGTAATACGAATAAGCACGGGCCAGAACCTTACAAATGGCAATTTGGGAGTGCGTTCTTAAAATAAAATCGAAAATCTAAACTTCAAACTATTTATTAGAAGATTATGGCATATTTAGACAATAAATCAATCGTAGTTGACGCAGTTCTAACAAAAAAAGGTAGGGAATTGTTAGCAAAAAACGGCAGCCTAAAGATAACTTCATTTGCTCTTGCCGATGACGAGATTGATTATGGTCTGTTCAACGCTGACGGTGAAACTGAGGATTTGAAGGAGATTGCATTGGTAAATACACCAATCTTCGAACCGAACTCCGACGAGACACAGGTTATGAAGTATAAACTCGTTACGTTAGAACAGGGTTCCACTTTCATACCAACTGTCTCCATAGCGCAAGAATCGATTTCTGTTCTATCAACGTATGGCGGCAGAATAGTAGTGTCACCGACCACCACTCCTTCTAGTTACAATGCAAATGGTGGATACACGGCTATTTTAGGAAATAGCAAGGTCGGTAATTTGGTAGTTACAGTGGAATCGCCGATTTCTTCGTCACCGGGAACCACCGCCACGTTCGGTGGAGATAGAGCGGTGGATAGTTCCATTTATGCCGTTGGACTTGAGTTCGCATTCATACCGTCATCGGCTCTGAACAGAACCACTACTACGACATTGACTATTATCGGAAACGAAAGCGGCGGCGGAGTAAGCATTCCGATTACAGTTACGGTAACGACATAATCCTATGGCAAATAACTTCAAAATATATCAAACCTTTGATAAGGGAGATGTAATCTCCGGTAAAAATAATACCATATCTTCCGGTTTCTTTCCCGGAAACTCGGTTACGTTTCTACAGTCTTTGCTGAGAACTGATTCTGATCAGAAACAGTTAACCGGCTCCAATGGAGCATATGACATTCTCAATGGATTGTATTACACAAATGTTTATAACGGGTCTACTTCCGACAAACAACTGTTGTTTTCCATTTCATATGGAGATTTTGATGGTGGGGGTGTGAAGACGGGTTCTCTGTTTCAAAACACTAAAGCGATTTATTCACAATTTGCAAATGTGTTACTGGGCATCGCAGACGAAGATGGAAAGTTCAGTTTCAAAACAGGTAGTGCATCTTCAAATACATACGTCACGAGTTCACATGTCTATGTAATAGCATTTTCATCCGATTTGATGAACGATCAGATTGACAAGGGCCAATGGAACATCTCGCTGGCGGGACCGACCGGCAGTTCCACCCTTCACATGATAGATGAAACCCCATTATTGACGTCGGCTGAAAAGAAAGAGCAACGACTTGTATATCAAATTGTACCAGGTAGTTTCAACGTTGATTCCGGAGTAACCGTAGCAACATCTGATTATCGAGGATTGGGATTGTTTTATCCGAAGAATGGAATAATGGTTTTAAATGCTGATGTCGTGAAGTCGTTGAGCGGAGTTAATCATGACACTGGATCACGATCATCGTTCCACGTCGACAACAGCGTAAGATTATACAATGCTATGGTGGCGGTAAGTAACCGAAACATGAGGGTGAGAAAGTCGGAGATAATTCCATCTACTCACTACTTCGTTCGCGTTAAGAACCAGGATTTCAACTTCTCCAATAACCCATCTTTCGTATACCCGGAAAGTGTATCGGGTAGTTTGAAGGGAGAGATAATTGCTTCTCTAATAGACGAACCGAAAACTTACGTCACAACCGTTGGTCTTTACAATGATGTCAATGAGTTGATAGCTGTCGCCAAGTTAAGTCAGCCGACTCGCAAAGACTTTGTATCGGAGCTGAATATTAGAATTAGACTGGACTTTTAAGTCATCTACGTCACTTACCGATCAATAAAAGAGAATAAGTGACTCCTGTCTATATTTATAGAGCATGATAAAGAGTCTAAGCAAGGAAGACATTTCCGCTACACCGTTCGTCGTATCGAAACGATGGCAGACTCCCGGTACAACGTTGAATGTTTTGTTGACGGATACCAACTACACCACATCTTCCACCGGAGACAACTTGCCGGTGGGTATAAACTACACGGATTTCTCGACGGGAATCCAATATCCATGTTTCACATCGGGGTCTTTTAACTACTATGACAAGTCGTTCGAGGAAACGAGTGAAAGCATACGGAACTACCCAAATCCATCGGATTTTTATACAACAACGTCTGTGGCCCCGATCAGAAACGACGATTTTAACTTGTTATTAGAAGAAGACGACGATAGATTCGTAAAAATAGAAACAGGCATTAAGATAGAAAAATACATCCGCTTCCTGCCCGTGTCAGAATCCAAGAATGTAAACGGAACCTACAAGAGACTCGTTTACGATCAAATTAAGAACTCGTATTACAGTGATACTAAGGATCCCACAAAATTGCTTGGGTTGGAGAACATCGACCTATTTCTGGACAAAAGTAACAGGTCAATAGGAGATCAAATTAAAGTCGCCACCTTACCACAGGCCTATTACGGAGATGCGATTCAGAAAGGGACTGTTCGGGTGATGGACGATTCTCAAGAACAATCGATAACTTTCGTTGATGATGGAAATGGGAATGTGATAACAAGCGGAAGCGTCTTTGGGAAAATAATTAAGGACGAGATTCACTCATCGTCATTGTTCCCGAATCTGGGATACTCCGTGTCAACGAGCGAATTTTACACGGTAATTGGTGCTCCATCATTCCGTTCGAATGAAACAAAAACGGGGAGCATAGATGTATACAAACACGAGAGACTCGTGTCGGATAAATTTATTCACGATAAAACGATTTTTCTAGTGACAGAATCGCTCAGTCACATCGGTAACATAACCAGTATTTCTCAATCGGATTTTGGAAAAGCGGTGGATTGTCACGGTAACTTGATGGCCGCATCTTGCACGGAACTTAGATATGGATTGGGGGGTGCTCCTGGAACATCAAGTGCATTCGTATCAATCTATAACCTAGAGACATCCTCGCTGCGACCGGTTCAAATAATATCACATGCACTGAGTTCGAGTGAGCAATCCAGATCATTTGGACACTGCGTTTCACTGAACGATGATTATTTGGTGGTCGGTTCTCCATTTTCATCAACCGATGGGAAACGTGGAACGGTGTATCTTTACAAAAGTGGATCCAGTGGATATCAATACGAGACGTTTTTAACTGGAAGCGAGTCATCCGATGTTTATTTCGGTGCTAGTTTAGAGATCGACCACAATTTCAACAGGATTGTGGTTGGAAATGGAAGTCTCAACAATACATCCTCCAAAGTTTACTTATTTGAATCATCCAGCGCCGGGTGGTCAGAAACAAAGAAGTTCTCTCCGACGAAGGGAAATGAAGACCTCTTTTTTCTACCAATTGTTCCATATTTTAATCAGAACAATACAATGGATGGGTTTGGAAATTCGGTATCCATCTACTGTTCATCCTCAAATGACGTAAAAATTGCTGTAGGAGCGCCCTATGACCGTAACATAAAAGAATACTCCGGATCTCTCTGTATGAGGAACGGCGCCGTCTATGTGTTTGAGAAACATCACTGTTACTTGAATGGATCAACTGGTTCACATTGGTCGGAGGAACGGTTATTAGGTGATTACGATAACTTCCACTCGAACAGATTCGGTCATTGTGTAAGCATTTTTGACAATACGTTAGCAATATCTTCTCCAAAATACATATCAGAATACACATCTTCTTATATAAAGGAAACTCTTAAAAACAGTCCGATAGATCAGGAATTCCAAGATCATGATTACAATGGAATGTTGTATGTATATACATCATCGGCAAGTGAAACTTGGGACGTGTTGGTTAAATATAAACCAAAGAAATCTAACAACCGTCCGTATGGATTTTTTGCTAACGACGTGGAGATTTACGAAAACAACCTAGTCACGGGCGACCCACTTCCTTTATTAGACAACTCATTGGATTCTATAGATTATACATTTTCAAATCAAAATGTGTCTCGAAGCTTCAATGGTGGATTCCACATATTCGATACGAGGGATCTCTACTTGAAACATCACGTTGGTAACGTATTCTATCGGACAGGAACTATAATTTTTACAAGCGAATTAAACACGTTTCAGTCGGTGTTCGAAAACGGATTCAATCTCGTACCAACCTATGATATAGAATATAAGAGTTTAGAGAAATTCTACGAAAAAGAAATAATTTGTACTGTGAATCCCGGTGAATTTAATTTCTCGACCAATCCGACTGCATGTGAAATTTCATCGTCAGAATTGGATCTCAACTCAAATGGGAGATTTGACTTCGTGGATTGTGATTTAATTTTACGATCTATCTTTAAAAGACACAATGGTAGAGAGACATGGTGGGAGATTTTTAATTTCGAAGATCCTCATACGGAACGTGATGTGTCAGATTCAAGCGTTTTCAAGTATCATGTTTCATCTTCATTTGAAAACAAAACACACGTATCCTTGATACAAACCACTGTCTCCAATGAAATCTACGAGAAAGTAACTGATGATTTGTTCCCATCTTTGGACATAAACAACGACGGTAAAACGGATGAGTTGGATATTAAAATACTTTGGAGATTTTTTACAGGAGGGCTTACGCCAAACGAGTGTTCATTTAACGTAAATTCGAAGACGTTTTCATCTGACCGCAAAACGTATGACGAGACGCTGAGATATCTCTATGAATTGACGGGCAAGGGTCGTCCGAGAGCCATAAAGTCGGAATTCCTACATGACGCTAGCATAGATTCTTTCACTACCGGATCAAATCTCTCTCCCTATGTGACTTCGATAGGATTGTACAATGGACTTGATTTAATCGCCGTGGCTAAGCTCGGAACTCCGATAAAAAATCAAGGTTATTTTCCTCTCAACTTTATTGTTCGATTCGACATTTAACATATATTTATATACATGGCAGAACAAATCGAAAGAAAATCATTAGTCACCACGCTTGAGAGCCGATATAACAATGGGCACGTGGGCGGCGCCTTTGATGCCAAGTCAGCTGGAAGAGACTACGGTGATTTTTCAGAAAACAGTTTTGCTGATGGTTTCACCCGTGGTGGAAAAAACACGAATTTCCCAAAGAAAGAATCGATTTTCCTAAAGGGACACTCCACCGAAAAATATAAAGGTTAACTGTCAAGTTAAATCTATGTATCTACATGATATGTGGACTTGACGCTTCGACGACTACAATAGGATGGGCATTTGCAGAGGGAAATGTTATCCTCGACGCGGGCTTCGTAGACATAAAAGACTGTTCTACACACAAAGAAAAATCTTTCAAATTAATAGAATTTCTACGTTCACATCCCCTTCTCCCCAAGACTGACGGGTTTCATTTGGAGGCCGCATTAAACGGATTCGCAGGTGGGTTCACCTCCCAGCAGGTGATAATAAAACTGTCTCGTTTTAACGCCGTTTTCGAGTATATAATAACCGAGGAACTCGGAAAACCAGTTGAACTGTGGAATGTCAATACTGCTAGAAAGCGTGTGTTGGGAAAATGTCGAGAGAAGGGTATAAAATCAAAGGTATTCGTCGAAGCCAACCTTTCACTTCTTCATGACATCCATAAATTCGACGTTGTGAATAAGAAGGGAACACCCGATAAAAGAAATAGCGATACATATGATGCTATGGTATTGGCACTGGCTTCACTTTAATATATGTTGAAACTCGTCGGAGTCGTTGGTAGATTGTAGAGTGAATGTCACTGGAAGAAAAGATTTCACTTCTAAATAAGGTTCTGAATCAAAAGGCTAGGATCCGAAAAGGAACTGACGCGGTGTATTTCTGTCCAAAATGTAAACACCACAAAAGAAAACTTGAAATCAATCTAACCACGGGAAAATATAACTGTTGGGTGTGTAGCTTCTCCGGTCTAAATCTCACCACTCTACTCAGGAAACTAGATGCTCCGAGGAAATACTATTCTCTATTAAACGGACCCGTAGTCAGAACGGCGCCGATACACCCAATCGAGTCGATACGGATCGAATTCAATGAGCCGGAAAAAGAAATTGAAACTGTGTCTCTTCCAGATGAATATCGACCGTTGCATATTTTCAACAACACATCTGAATACAAAGACGCTGTTGGTTACTTGATAAAAAGACGTGTAACAAAAAGTGACATATTACGTTACCGGATTGGATATTGTTCGAGTGGGTTTTATAAACACCGTATCATAATACCATCTCACAGCCGAGACGGTAGTCTGAATTTCTTCGTCGGAAGAAGTTATTACAATTCACCGTTGAAGTATAGTAACTCGGAGACATCCAAGGATGTGATAGGATTCGACTCGGCTGTCGATTTCAAACAGGAACTTACATTGGTGGAAGGAGTATTCGACGCATTAGCTGTTAGGTATAATTGTATTCCTCTGTTTGGAAACAATTTGTCCCGTAAGTTAAAGTCCGAACTGATTTCCACGTCACCGCCAGTTGTAAACGTATTGTTGGATTCCGACGCTTTTACGTCAGCGATTAGAATTGTAGAATTTCTGATGAAGAATAATATACCGACTAGACTTATAAATATTGGTAAAAAGGATCCATCCGTGATAGGATTCGAAGAGACGTGGAAAATAATCAAACAGTCTGATATTTTAGATTTTGAATCCATGGTGGCTATGAAAATGAGATTAAATTATGAATGTAAAGAACTTGAATTGTGATATTTCCGAATTCGCGGGTGTATTGCACGTCGCTGACATTCATATCCGACTCACCAAACGACACGATGAATACAGGTCGGTGTTTGACCGGCTTTATAAGGATATAACAATGACTCCTCAAAATACGTGTGTTGCTGTATTGGGAGACTTGTTTCATTCAAAGTCAGACCTGAGTCCGGAGTGTGTGAGTTTAGCGGGCGATTTCTTACGTCGACTAGCTGACCTAAGACCTACTATTCTAATCGCCGGAAACCACGACGCTACTCTTGCTAATAAAAATAGAATGGATAGTTTGAGTCCGGTAGTTGATGCACTTAACCATGAAAATTTATTCTATCTCAAAGACACTGGTCTATATATTCTAGGTGACATTCTATTTAACCATATGTCAGTGTTTGATGGGCCGGATAGTTATATAAAGGCATGTGACATACCCAAAATTTACAGACACCGAACAAGATACTTGGTTGGACTGTTTCATGGACCAGTTGATAAGGCAATGACCGACGTTGGATATGAGGTAAGCAACAGAAGTATTACTCAGGACTTATTTGATGGACACGATATTGTGCTTCTCGGTGACATTCATAAATATCAGGTTTTGAATTACCCCGAGATTTTCGTCAACGAAAACGAGATCGACGATTATATGAATAGCGGTGAATATGAGATTCTCGGTGAAATTGATCTAAATGAAAACGTATAAAATAAGGAAGAAGTCTCCAATAATTGTATATCCAGGTTCATGTATTCAACAGAATCATGGAGAAGGTGTAGATGGTCACGGATATGTCATATGGAATCTCAAGACAAAAGCATATCGCCATCTGGACATAGGAAATGAATGTGGATTCTTTACTATAGACATAAATAAAGGAGTGTTGGTGACGGATATAAGTAACTTGCCGTCGAAAGTCAGACTACGAGTTCGTTGTCTGGAATCAGTAGCTACGGAAGTGAAAGAAGTGGTAGCCAGTATACGAAAAATTTCAGAGATAATTGAAATTACATATGTGAGGGTCGATGCCGAACACGTGTCCACACCAAGTTCAATTGGAATAAAAGATTTAAACCTCACCGATCTGGACACAGTGGAATACCAAAACGAGTTGATAAGTCAGTTTTTGAAGAAAAAAATTGTCGATGGAACCATGACGGATGAGATGTTGGCTTCTATTTTCAAAATTAACGAGATATACAATCAACAAGTAGACCGAGAAAAGGTAGTCCGAAATATCAGATGGAAGCCGAAGATGTTCGAGTTCAGCAACATGTTCAGTTACGGTGAGGACAATACGATTGATTTTTCGAAGATGAAAGATGTTGTTGGAATCTTCGCTCAGAACGCTAGTGGAAAATCATCCATACTATCTGCTCTTAGCTTCTGTATATTCGATAAATGTGACAGAGCTTTTAAAGCGACGCATATATTAAACTCGCAGAAAATGTCTTTCCGTTGCAAGTTCAATTTTGAGATAAATGGTGTGGATTTCTACATAGAGAGAATAGGAAAGTCAGATAAGAAAGGAAATGTAAAAGTCGATGTTAAATTTTGGAAGGAAGTGGATGGCAAAGTAACCGAATTAAACGGTGAAGCCAGACGAAGTACGAACGATATGATACGGAGTTATCTAGGCACTTACGATGACTTCGTTCTTACCGTTTTGTCAGTTCAGAACAATAGATCGGGAAATTTCGTTGACATGGGTCAGACGGAGAGGAAGGATTTACTCTCTCAATTCATGGGATTGAATATCTTCGATGAACTCTACCAACCAGCGTTGGAGAAACTTAAAGAGATGGAAGCTGAGATTAAAACTTATGTAAAATATGACACGACGGACGATGTAGATGAAATATCCAGAAAATTGAAAGTGGCCAATGAACAATCTGAGTTGGAGACTGTGGAGTGTTCCGCGTTGGTCATCGAACGGGATAGGTTGAACGCACAGATAATATCGATTACGGAGGGAATAGTTAAATTTACCGAAGAAATTTCCACTGACATAGTCGCTCTTAGGTCAGCGGAATCTAAGTTGGTGAATTCTCTTGAGAACCATGAGATCTTAAAAAAGAAACTCGAATCGGAACTATCCGATATGAAATCGGAACAAGATGATCTAAAAGACGGTTTGAAAAAATTCATTGAATCTGGAATAGAAAAACAATTCTCGGATGTCACTGCGCTCGATGCGGCTCGGTTGTCAAAGAAACACGAAATAGATAAGAAAAAAATATTCGTTACATCGAAGTTGGAGAAACTTTCCAAATTAGAGGAACATGAGTATGATCCCGAATGCAAGTTCTGCGTCAACAATGAATTCGTAAAAGACGCATTGGATGCAAAATCGACCATAGGTAAGGATAAAATAGACGCCGAGGCACTGTTGAAGGAATATGCTGTGATAGAGAAGGGATTGGTAGATGCACCCAAGATAAAATTAGAATATTCAATATACAAGTCTCTGCCCGGTAAAATATCGGAATTGGACAAAAGAATATTCAATTCAAATAGAGAACAATTGGTTTTACAGAATAAAGTGACGGTTGATACGAATTCCCTCAAAGACACAAGGGTTATGATAGACCGTTATCATAAACAAGAAGAATCGATAAAAAATAATTTAAAAATCGAGGAAGATAGAAAAGAGTTGGTTACTCAATTGAACTCAACGGTTCGTAAAATTTCCGATAAAACATCGTCCATAAATGAAATTAACGTAAAGAAAGGTAAATTGGCATACGAGAAGGAGATTAAAGAATCTCTGGTCGCAAAAGTCAAATCATTAGAGTCGGGGGTCGTCGCATATCGACACTACGTCATGGCGGTATCACGAGATGGAATTCCATTCGATTTGATATCACAAGCAGTGCCTATTATAGAAAAGGAAGTTAACACTATATTGAGTCAGATAACGGAGTTTGGTATCAACATACTGGTAGACGGAAAGAACGTCCTTACTAACATCGTTTACAGTGATCGTTCATGGCCACTGGAAATGTCCAGTGGACTTGAGAGGTTCCTGACTTCCTTGGTTCTGAGGTCAGCTCTGATAAATATCTCAAATCTCCCACGACCGAACTTTATGGCCATTGACGAGGGATTTGGGTGTGCTGATTCTGATAACCTGGCATCTATGAACGCATTGTTTTCTATATTAAAGACGCAATTCGATTTCATGTTCATAATAAGTCACTTGGATTCGATGAAGGACATGGTTGACAATACAATAGAGATTAAAAAGGAGAATGGATTCTCTAAAATAACAATGTGACACCTATTTATAGAGCATGCATCGTGGTGCCTATAGTAAACGAAAGGTAAACTTGGTAAATGCGGATGTGGATATCGTGGATCCGTCTTACAGATCGACCTACTTCGTCCTGTCCGAATTGAATTCCACATTTACAGCTGGAAAAAATTATTTCACTATAAATGGATCTCCTCTCTTAAAAAAGAACAGTCCAATCTCTCTTGAGATATTAGATTCATCAGGAACTCCAGTATACTATGAGACGGGCCGGGCGGGATATTTTTCTCGATTGGATTCCACTGACATTATAGTTTCCGCGCACGTAATGGATGATACCGCTGATGGATTCGGTTCGCTTACGTTGGTTGGAACGACCTCGGACAATAAATCCGTAAAATGGACATCCGTCATAAAAATAAACCCGACGTTGGATAACGACAGTCGTGTAATTTTTATCAAAAATCCAACTTTAAATACAAGTGAATTTCTTTCGTTTGTATTGAATGAAACGTGGACATCTGAAATACAGAATATTTTAACTACCTCGGGGAGTTTCACCACCGTTTCTCATTTACCATCGGTATACACTGACATAAAATCGGTAGATCTCAGAAAATCAGAAATAGATTATCGACTAAAGTCGACGACAGATGATGGTTCCGCCCTAGTGCCATTCACCGAACAGAATGCGGATACTAAAATGGTTTTGCACATCCGTCGCATTTCGTATCTTGACAACGGTACTCTACGAACCGCGGATATCAACACGACACAATCCGTATCAGTTGAGTCGGTTCTAAATGACACTGAGATTAAATTGGCAGAACCGATTTTGTATACGGCCAACGGCGTCACTCAGATTGTTCCGGTTGTATTAGGCGATTACATACAGACTTTTAATGGGACTGCTTATATAACATCATCCGGTCTTATTCAAGGTGGAAACCCCGATGGCGATCCAGATCCTAATGTTTTTCTATTCAAACCAGTAGGATCCACGTCAGCATTTTTAAAAGAATCGTTTTTGGATATAACCTACCGTAACCTCAAAACTTTAACGGGAAAGATACACCGACATAAAGTTTATCGTAGAAGTTTAAACAAAGCGTCGGAGTTTGAGTGTGTTTCGGACGAACCTTTGTTTGAAACGGAGACGGTGTTCGATAGTTCTACTGCAAACAGAACATTCTCCAGAATAGGAAAGTTCTTCAATCAAGATCACACCGATAGATATTTCCATACAAGTTCCGTTGATATGAATCTATCACAGAGTTCATCGGATGTATTGAATTCCGCTTTACTCACGCCGGGGAGTGAAAATGAAGATGGGTCGAAATATGTAATAATAAAAAACGATACATCTCTCGTAACATACTCTTCCTCACAAGAAACATACGTAAATTATAACGAAGAACAGTCGTTAATAAAAAGCGGTTCGGCATATGATTCAAATTTCATTCAACTGTTCAATGGATCGGATTACCTAATGTCAGCTGATTTGGAAATTGCCAAATTAAATTCGACGAAGGAAGCCAAGTTGGTGTTTTACCTCACCGGTTCATATAATACATCCTCACAACAATCTTATTATGAGGAGGGAATGGGAATCAAACTTCACGAATACGTTTTGCCAATAGGAAAGTCAAGTGGAAAGTTTAGTGGAAAACATGACGGAAAAATTCTAAATTTTACACAAGACTGTTGGGGAACTCTCAAGATAGTTCCGATAAATATACTCACGGTCAGAATGAGCAACTTATCGCTTAAATCTTATGCTGAGTTTGGCTTCTCCCCCGATGTTTTCTCAACTAGAATTGTCTTTCCAGTAACAATAAAGAACGAACAATTCGAAATAAAATCAGAGTTTTTCGATGTAAATAGCAGATCTGTTTATTCTGGACTCAGAGGAGTGGTCAGTATAGATAGGAATGGAGAGACGTTATTCAAAAACATAACCAATTATCTAGTAACCGATTCTGAGACTATACGTTCTGTAATATCTTCTGGATCTCTGTCCGTGTCATCGTCTAGGGTAGAGGGTGGTTTGGGTTTTCAATCGGATGGAAATCGCGCCGCGATAACTGCTGTTGAGAGTTTCGTTGTTATGAGCGGGAGCGCATTTGACAGTGACCCATTCTTCGTGGCCGAACGTCAGTCTACGTCCAACAAGACATATGTAAAAGTAAGTGGAAGTTTTAAACTAACTGGCTCTTTTTACATAAAGGGCACGGATGAACGGATGTATGGGACGGCTAGTCAAGCTGATAGTTCCAGTTACGCTCACAAAGCAAGTAGTTCGTTGTCTTCAAGCGGAGCGAACAACGCGATGTCATCCAGTTGGTCGATAAGTTCGAGTTATGCTTACAAAGCAAGCAGTTCGTTGTCTTCAAGCGGAGCGAACAGCGCGATGTCATCTAGTTGGTCAATAAGTTCA